AAATGACATCGCTGCAACAGACTGCGATGTTGGGTGGAGCTGCGAGTGCAAAGGTTGCTTCTTATGTGCTTGTTGCAGCCGATGCAGGTGATGCAATCACAATGAGCAATGCAGGTGCAACAACAATCACCGTGAATTCAGGTTTGTTTGCAGAAGGCGACATCGTAACAATCATCAATCTTGGCGCAGGTGCTTGCACCATTACCGCAGGAACAGCAACTGTTACAACTTCAGGATCACTTGTTCTTGCTCAAAATCAAGGTGGCGTTCTTCGCTTTACAAGTGCAAGCGCAGCGATATTCTTTCAGTTTGCAACCCCGGCATCAGGTGACATTGAAGGCGTAACCGCCGGCACAGGCTTGTCAGGTGGTGGAACATCAGGAACCGTCACACTTTCTATTGCAACTTCACAATCAGATTTGATTGTCAAAGGATTTGAAGAAGATGTCAATGTGGTGGCATCGGCAGCGACAGGAACAATCAACTTTGATGTTTCAACTGCATCGGTGTGGTATTACACATCAAATGCCAGCGCCAACCACACGCTGAACTTTCGCTATTCAAGCGGAGCAACTCTCAGCTCAGTCTTAGCCGTAGGCGATGCGATCACCCTTGTATGGCTTAACACCAACGGATCAACCGCCTATTATCCCAATGTCATTCAAATTGATGGAAGCGCAGTAACGCCAAAGGTGCCAGCAGCGATTTCGGCAGGAAATGCTTCTTCAATTGATGCCTATGTGTTCACAATCATCAAGACAGCAGCGACACCGACCTACACAGTTCTTGAGACACAGACGAAGTTTGCATAATGTCACCGATTATTCAAACACTCGCTAATGGATCAGCGTATGGATACCGCTCTTTTGCAGCGGCAGCCGAGCCTGCTTTCGAGTCCATTGCTACTGTTACGCCTAGCGCAGCAAATACTATAACCTTTTCTAGTATTCCTTCGACTTACAAACATCTACAAGTAAGATTTCTAGTAAATCAAACTGATAACGCAGCTATGCGTTTACAATTTAATGGAGACAGTTCTACTTCTTCATATACAGAACATCAGTTAGATGCAAATGGATCAAGCGTAAGTGCTGGCGGTAATGGTTCGGGAGTAGTTTCTGGTATTGCAGTAGCAACTGCAAATGATACTACAAGTATTTTTACTGTTGGAATCATTGATATTATTGATTATGCTTCAACTACTAAAAATAAAACAGCAAGAATTTTTGCTGGGCGTGATCGCAATGGATCAGGTAATATAAATTTAAGATCAGGTTTGTATCTAAGCACTTCTGCTGTTAGCAGTTTAACGCTTTTTGTAAGTGGCGCTAACTACACTTCAGGTTCAGTCTTTTCACTATACGGAATCAAGGGAGCGTAAATGCCAGCAACATACGAGCCAATCGCTACCACGACTTTAGGCACAGCAGCAGCAACTATTACCTTTTCTAGTATCCCTGCTACTTATACAGATTTAAGATTAGTATTTGTATTTGCAGGTAACGCAGCAGTAAATCCACGCTTCAGATTTAATGCAGATACAGGAAGCAACTATTCACAAACGGCTTTGATGGGTGATGGATCAAGCGCACAATCAACAAGAGGAACATCTCAAACTTTAATTTACACAACTATCTATAATGGTTTGGCATCTGGAGTGCCAGGGCTTTGTACTATCGATATGTTTTCATACACTGGTTCTACATTTAAGACAGCTTTACTAACGGGTTCAACAGACAGTAATGGCTCAGGTCAAGTTGAGCGCGATGTTGCCCTATGGCGTAGCACTTCAGCAATTACACAGATTGACCTTATTAGTGGTTCATCTACTTTTAATGTTGGCACAACCGCGACTCTGTATGGGATAAAAAATGCCTAGTACCTACACACTCATCTCATCTAATGTCCTTAGCACTACTGCTGCATCTGTTACCTTTTCGGCTATTCCTAGCACTTATACTGATTTAGTGCTTTCAATTTCTGCAAGAAGTGATTACGCGGGCGCAAATGATCAAATAAAATTGCAATTAAATACAGATACCTCCACTAATTATTCTATGACAAGACTCTATGGTGATGGTGCCAATGCAGCTTCAACCGCGAATAGCAATCAAAGTCCAACTTTTTTAGGTTATTTTAGTGGCGGGGGATCAACATCAAACACTTTTGGTTCAACTTCTATCTATTTACCTTCTTATGCTGTTTCACAAAATAAACCAATATCAGTGCATTCGGTAATGGAAACTAATGCGACCACTGCTTTTATGAATGTTACTGCATCTTTGTGGAGAAATACAGCAGCCGTAAATCAAATTGTTATGACTACATTAAACGCTGCCAATTTTGTTTCAGGTTCATCTTTCTATCTATACGGCATAAAAAACTCATAAGGAGCAACAATGACAACACCAACAGCAATCGAAATCAACTGCGAAACAGGCGAGGTCATCGAGCGCCCATTGACAGCCGATGAAATCGCAGCCAATGAAGCGGCAGCAGCACAGGCAGCAGCCGATGCCCTAGCAGCAGAAGAAGTGGCAACGGCAAAGGCAGCAGCCAAAGCCTCTGCCCAGGCAAAACTTGCAACTCTCGGTCTCACCGCCGATGAAGTTTCAGCTCTTCTAGGCTAACTCTTCCCCGAACAATCAAGGAGTAACAATGGGAATCTCAACCCGTCAAGTCACCGTGACAACATCGCCAACAGCACTTGTTGATGCAACCGCCGAAGCAGAGATGGTCTATCTCCACAGTTCAAGCGGTCAATGCTTTATCGGCAACAGCGATGTGACAACATCCACGGGATACCGCATGGACAACGGCGACAAACTCAGCATTGAGAATAAGGCAAACGGAATTTGGGCAATTACAGCTTCAGGAACCGTGACGATGCAAGTGATGGCTATTGGCAAATGACAGTTCAAGATTGGGCAGCACTCACAGTTTCTCTTTTGACAATCGGTGGAGCATTCCTTGCCGTGACTCGATGGCTTGTCAAGCATTACCTGAATGAATTGAAGCCAAATGGTGGTTCAAGCATGAAGGATTCAGTTGCACGATTGGAGCGACAGGTTGAAGAGATTTATCGCATCCTTCTTGCTCGCAATAACTCTTAGCGGTTGCAGTTATCAAGGTTGGGTTCGCTATCCTTGCCAAGAGTTTGAAAATTGGGAAAAACCTGAATGCAACAAACCGCAATGCGACATCACAGGAACCTGCACCTCTGACCTACTTCCGGAGATATTTGATGAAACGCCGTGAGCGATACACGCCTGAAGAATTACACGCTCGACTTGTTGTCAGCATAGGAATCATGCTTGCAATCGTCTTTGCAGGATCAGTATTTGCGCTCCTTTGGGCGTTGGTATTTGTAACCCAACCGATGAAGCAAGCACCCAATGATGCAGCCTTCATTGACCTAGTTGCAACATTGACGGTCTTTCTCACAGGAACTTTGGCAGGGATAGTCTCTGCAAATGGACTCAAATCAAAACCAAAACAAGGGGAGAACAATGTCAACTCAACTCAATAAGTTTCTTGATGTGGCACGAGGCGAAGAAGGCTTCATTGAAGGCCCTGCGGAAAATCAAACTCACTATCAAAAGGCAAATCAAGCATGGTGCGGAGCCTTCGTTAATTGGGTGGCAAAAAAAGCAAAAGTGACATCAATCCCCAACTGCACATTTACCCCGTCAGGGGCGCAGGCTTTTCAAGCAAAGGGCAAGTGGGAAGATGCCGAGGTTGCCACGCCCCTGCCAGGTGACATCGCCTTCTTTGATTTTCCAGGAGATAATGTCAACCGAATCTCTCATGTAGGCATCGTCTTGCAGGTTAGAGATGATGGAACTGTCGTGACAATTGAGGGCAACACGGCACCTGATAAAAAGGGCGATCAGCGCAATGGCGGTCAAGTTTGCCGTAAGGTTCGCGCCTATAAGAAGAACAATCGTGGGAAACTAAAGACATCCTTGCCCGTGTTCATCGTTGGATTCGGCAAGCCTACCTTTAAGGAGTAATGATGCTTGACAAAGTAAAACTTGAAGCAATTGCAAAGACATATCTTCGTGCAGCAGCAGCAGCCGTTGCAGCTTTATATCTTGCAGACCCAAATCAACCTTTGAAGAATTACCTTGCAGCAGGATTGGCAGCAGTTGCCGGGCCTGTTTTGAAGGCGCTTGATTCCAAGTCAACAGAATTTGGCAGAGGAAGCAAGTAAAAAATGAACCGGGGGGAAATTTTAGATGAGGCAAAACGCCTCACACATACTGATCGTCAAAAAAACTATGGATCACCGTATGTAAATCACAAACGCATCGCCGACCTGTGGAGCGTGTATCTTGAAACTGAGATAACACCTTCACAGGTCGCTTTGTGTTTATGCCTTGTGAAAATAGCTCGCTTGATTGAGACACCTGACCACGAGGATTCGTTTGTAGATTTGGCAGCATATGCCAGCATTGCAGGGGAGATTGAATCACAATGGAAATGATCACACTTGTTCCAACTCGTGGGCGACCACACAATGCCGTTGAACTCTTAGCCTGTCACGATGACCTTTCATCTGCCTCACGATTGCTCTTCATTGTGGACTATGACGACCCAAAGGCAGATGAATATGTCTTTGAAGTAGGCGATGATTATGTGATCACCTGCAACAATGACTCTCGCGGAATGGCAAAGCCACTCAATTATGTGGCACGCAAATACCAAGACAAATACAAGTATTTCACCTTCGTTGGCGATGACCACCGCCCACGCACCGCCGATTGGGATGCAAAACTCATTGAGGCGTTGCAACAGGCACCGTCACTTGCCTACGGCAATGACCTACTTCAAGGCAAGCGCCTTCCAACGATGGTCTCAATGACATCAGACATTGTTGGCGCACTTGATGGCATGGTTCCACCGAATATGAAGCATCTTTACCTTGACAACTTTTGGAAGAAATTGGGCGAGGATTTAGGCGCTTTGACCTACCTTGAAGATGTCATTGTTGAGCATATGCACCCCGTTGCAGGAAAAGCTGAATGGGATGAGGGCTATCGTGAGGTCAATGCACAGGAAGTTTATTCTGCCGATGCTCTTGCATACAAGAATTACATTGAGTCAGAGGCATATCAGGTCTTACTGAAGAAACTTCGCAAATGAAACAGGCAATATCCTTTTCTTTGTATGGGTCAGACCTTCGATACTCTGTGGGAGCAATCAAGAACGCCATCATCGCTCAACAGATTTTGGATGAGGAATATGACCTCATCTTCTTCGTGGGGCAATCGGTGCCTTCCTGGGTAATCTCAACCCTTCGCCTGTTTCCCAATGTTCAAATTATTCAAACAGATGCACCTGAAGATCACACCGCCAAGTTGTGGCGCTTTCTTGCCTGTGAATTAGATTATGACTTTGTTGCCTTTCGCGATGCCGATGCTCGACTGTCCTTGCGCGAACTTAACGCCCACGAGGAATTCATTGAGTCAGGGCTAGATGCTCACATCATGAAGGATCACCCTATTGGTCACAACTACCCGATCAATGCAGGAATGTTCACAGTTCGCTCTGCCTTGTTCAAAGACATCCGCACCCTGATTGAGTCTGTTGAGATCAAGGACTATTACACCCAAGACCAAGACTTCCTGAGAAATCTGATTTACCCACGGATTCAATTCTCATGCTTTATTCATGACGAGTTCTACGATACTCAACCTGAAGGCAAATCACTTCGCAAGCCGTATGTGCTTGAACCTGTCAACCAGGTAAGTCATATTGGTGCAGCTTTAGATGAGAATGATAGGTTTATCTTCACCGTTGACCAACAGAAATCTGTGGCGCTATCGGGTGATGATAAATACTTGTATGAGTGGGGGCAATAATGAAAATTCTAATCACAGGCGATGCCGGCTTTGTTGGGCGTGCATTTCATCGCGCACTTGCAAAACAACGCCACGACATCACAGGAATTGACCTAGTAAATGGCAAGGAAGTTCGACATTTCTTCGCCACAGATGACACACAGTTTGACATCGTAATTCATCTTGCGGCAATTGTCGGTGGGCGGATGACTATTGAGGGAAACCCTCTGTCAGTTGCCTCTGACCTTGCCATCGATGCAGATATGTTCCAATGGGCGCTGAGAACTCGCCCGAAGCACATTGTTTATTTCTCATCAAGTGCGGCTTACCCAATCTTCTTGCAAAGACTGCAATATCAGCAAAAACTGCGCGAAATTGACATCAATCTTGAACATATTCGAACACCTGACTTCACCTATGGTTGGGCAAAGTTGTCAGGTGAAATGCTCGCCTCATATGCACGAGCTGAAGGTCTGAAGGTAACTGTATTGCGACCATTTAGTGGATACGGTTCAGATCAAGCACTTGATTACCCATTCCCATCCTTTATTGCACGCGCTCAGCGCAAGGCAGACCCATTTGAAGTGTGGGGCAGAGGAACCCAGGTGCGCGATTTCGTTCACATTGACGATGTTGTTGGCGCTACTTTTGCAGCCGTGATCAATGATGTGGGTGTCATGAATATCTGCACAGGTCGCCCAACCTCATTCATTGAATTGGCAGAAATGGTGATGTTGCAAGCAGGTTATCTTGCCCCTATCAAAAACAATCTTGATGCACCCATAGGCGTTGAATACCGCGTAGGCGATCCGACTCAAATGTTGCAAGTCTATGAACCAAAAATTTCTCTTGAAGAAGGCATTGCTCTCGCGCTTGCCGAATAAGAAATCCCCCTCACCATCAGTCGGTCATGGTGAGGGGGATTTCTTTGTCTTTTTAGGCTAAATCCACTCCATCATCGGTGCAGGTTGAATGTCTTTGACGACCTCATAGAACTTGCCTGATTCGTGCAATGATCCTGCGCCTACAACATATCCATTGTGCTTAATGTCAACACCTTCACGAAGTTTGCCCTTGAACTTCGCATCGGCAGGGGCGGTGTAATACAGATGCAAGCCATCGCCTGTTGCAACTGTGAATGTGTCTAAGTTCAAACCTTCAGTTGTTCCGCCGTTTCGGTAGTCAATATCAAAGACAACTAAGTTTGAAGGGGCGCAAGCGATGCCAATGTTGAGCATGGGTGCGCGAGTGAACCATTTCTCAATGGATTCAATGTCAGTTGTCGCTGACTTATATCCATGAGTTGCAATGGGGAAGAATGGTGTCTTTTGATAAGGAGCAACAGGCAAGATGTGCCAACCTCTTTCGGCAAAGGCAATGGCGGTTGTGGCTTTTGTCATTTGATATATCCCTTCAAAAAGTCAACGATTACTTCGGAAACTGATTTGTCTTCTGACTGCGCCTTCGCCTTCGCCTTCGCCCATACTTGATCGCTGACTCTGACTGACCTGATTTTCTTGCCGACCATTACAACACCACACATTCGCTCATTGAACCCCAACACCAACCAAGAAACTCTGCATTGGGTGCATCAATGCCGACCCACCACAGATTGCTCGCAACTTGCCAAATCACAATGATTCCAACTGCAATTGCAATTGCTCGCACTTTCTTTCCGCGCTTTGTGATCATTAGTTCTCATCCATTTCTTCTTGTAGTGCTGAAAGCATTTCAAGGTGATATTGCTCTTGCTCGCGTTCATTGCAAGAGTTCGCTTCTTTTGCTTGTTCTAAATGATATTCAGCGACATCTTTGATTTTCATACTAAACACACCCCCAAAATGTGTAACTCATTGATTGATTTGATCGCATCTTTTTTTGTTGATGCATCTTCAACGATAAAAGAATCAAACCAATTTGGAACCCAATGATTATTTACAAATTGGCAATCATCTTTTTTGTAAGCATCCCAACCTTCGTTGTGCTTCCAATAAACAACATCACAACATTTTCTTGACATTATGCACCTGCCTTTTCTGCATTGATAAGTGTGCGTGTCAATTGATCTTGATAATAGCGATCTGCGCAATCAAGACAAACTGTTACTTCAAATGAACCACGAATTTGATGAGCTAGAACATCAACTCGTGCTGCGCAATTGTTACACTTCAACATTTTGAACCCCGATCTGTGGGAGCCGTTCCCACAAGAAGAACGATACTCTCATCTATACAAATGTCAATACACAACACAAAGAATCTTTTGAGTGTCGGTCTGCCCTGTGGATAACTTCTATGTCACCATTGGCGCATTCCAAAGGAGAGGGGATGAATGATGCTTTTGGTCGTTATTGGGGGCGCAATCGCCGTCACAGGGCTTGTGTGGGGGCTTCTAGCCCTTGAGGACAGGTTCACCGCAGAGATTACACACTCAGAGGGTGGGTGGGGCTATTGATCAACCGCGACCCCCTCTTTTCGGTTCACAATGCCCTCAATGGCGATGTGGTCATTTACTTAGAAGAACGAGATGCCAACTGCGATTTGATTGAGGATGTCGTCACCCAGGTTCCAATGGGGTCAATTCAGGCAATCAATGCTTTAAGTGGCTTAGATTTGAAATCAATTGAATCAGCTCGATTGATGGACAAAGCAAGATCAGCCGTTCCTGATCTTGCAATCAAACTCGCAAGCATGAGTGAAAGCGAGGCACTTACTTTGGCTGAAAAACTCATCACCGCCGTCAAGTATGCACGCGCTATGCGTTCGCAGCCTTTGGCGACAAAATTGGAGTTGGTGAAGTAAGTTGGCAAATCCCAATGGTCGAAAGGGCGCACTCTTTGAAACTTCAGTAATGAAGTGGCTGAGAGAACACGGGGTCAGCGCCGAGCGACTCAGCAAGGCAGGGAGTGCAGACGAAGGTGATGTTGTTTGTGTCGTTGCAAACAAGACTTACATCTTTGAGTTGAAAAACCGCAAGGCGATCACACTTCCTGCCTTTTGGGATGAAGCCATCACAGAAGCAAAAAACTATGCAAAAGCTCGTGGTCTTGAACAAACTCCACCTGCTTATGTCATAATTAAGCGCCGAAATGCCGGCATTGAAAAGTCATGGGTTGTTCAGGATTTAGAACAATGGCTTGGAACTAGGGAGTGAATTTCGAATACTTCTTCCCCACATTACCTTTGTTGACACAGGCACAATGCCGTGACATCGAAAACCCCGACATTTTCTTTCCTGAAGGAAAAGTCGAAGAGGCAAACAGTCTCCCAATCGCTCGCAGTATTTGCGAAGGTTGTATAGAACGAAAGGAGTGCTTGGAATACGCACTTGCAGAAAACATCCCATTTGGGATTTGGGCAGGAACGACACCAAAGGAGCGTGGAGTTTATGTTCAAAGAAGGCGCAAAAAGTTCGGCAAGAATAACGCCGAGACGATTCGCAGACTTCATCTGCAAGGAAGAACACCAAAAGAAATCTCAGTTGCTTTGAATGTTGACCTTTCGTACACAACGCAAGTTCTTCGCAAGGCAGGGGTGAAATCAGAGGGAGAACTCCAATCACAACTCAAAACAAAAAACTCATCAGGGGGATTGCAATTATGATCAGCGTAAATGGTTTGACATCAATGGTTGTCAATGCCGCATTCGCTCCACAAATTGCAGTTCCTGCATCCGTTGTCTATTCAGAGCGACCACCGCTTGCCCAGGTAAATCCGAAGGAAGTGGCTCGTGATTTGCTTACAACTAAGCAATACAAATGTTTTTCCGCGTTGATTGGCAAAGAATCAGCCTGGAAAGATGCAAAAAACCCAACGAGTTCAGCTCAAGGCATCGGCCAACTGCTTGACTCTACTTATCGCAATCTTGGAATGGAACATTCTGAGTCTAAGGTGTCACAACTTGTGGCAACTCTCGCCTATATCCATCGGCGCCATGTGTCTCCATGCTCTGCTTGGTCACACTTCCAAAAATTCAATTGGTACTGAAAAGATTCGGGGGAATTACAAGTGACCATTGAAATTGAACACAAGCGTGTTGTCTTAGATGATGACATTGCATCTTGGCTCAAACAATACAAAGAAGCGTTGAGCAAGATAAAAGAATGGCAAGAAGTTGCCGACATAGCTCGTTCGCACCTTGAAAGCGCATTGGGCGATGCTGAAGTTGGTATGTACCAGGGCAACGAGGTTGTCCGATGGTCATTTGTTGAATCAAGACGAATTGATGTCAAGAAGGCACGAGAAATCCTGCCTGATCAGGTCATTCAGTTGCTTGAGATTCCAACAACTTCACGCCGCTTCACAGTTGTCGAGAGTGGTGAGCAATGAGCATCATCACGCCTATCTCACCACTTCTCGATGAACCACCTTTCACGCCATATGAAGATGATGAAGAGGATGATGAATAAATGACATTCGTTGCTCCGCATAAGCCTTCAAAGGTGTTGGCAGATGAACTTGCTGAAATCATTACAAAGGCAGGTCAATGGTCGCCACGCTCAAAGCAAATTGCCATCGGCCCATCTGAAATTGGGCATGAATGCTCACGCCGTCTTGCGTACAAACTTCTTGATTGGGAAAAGATCAATGAGGGTGGAAGCAGCAGTTGGAGCGCCCAGGTGGGAACGGCAATTCACGCTTACTTGGCAGAGGTCTTTGGCAAGATTGAAGGATATGAAGTAGAGCAACGAGTCACCATTCGTTCGGGTCTGTCAGGTTCAATTGACTTATTTGATGTCAACCGTGGAATCGTGATGGATTGGAAAACCACCTCATCTAAGCAAATTGAAACGCGCAGAAAAGAAGGCGCGACCAAGCAACAATTGATTCAGACTCAGCTTTATGGTTACGGCAAAGCACAGCAAGGTGCAACCGTCAACCATGTTGCACTTGTGTATTTACCGACATCAGGTTCACTTGATGAGATGCACCTGGAGATGTATGAGTATGATGAGCAGGTTGCATTGGATGCACTTGCTCGCATTGATAGTTTATACACGCTTCTTTCAACAGTTGATGTTGAGAGCAATCCGCAAATGTGGGATTTAATACCTGCCGAACCGACAAGACTGTGCAGTTATTGCCCCTATTTTTTACCGTATAGCAAAGATTTATCTCGCGCCTGTCATGGAGACACTCAATGATGTGCGAATGTAACTCTTGCAAGTGCGGTCTCATACCGACAAAGGCACTCTCAGATGGTGTCAAAGAATGGGTGGAAAATAATCCACCGACAGAGTTAGACAACAACAACAACGAAGAGGGGGAACAGTAATGTTCACAGCACCAACGCAAGGTGGCGGTGATTCAGTCAAAGTCGCAGACTTGGCAGGAAAGCTGCTTATCATCACACCGATTGAACACAAGAAAGAGATCACAACCGTTCACGGAGTCACAGATGCAATTGAAGTCAACATTGTTGACCTTGATGGCGATGAGACACACAACAACATCTTGTTTTTCAACATTGCATTGAAGAATGCACTCAAGGACAAGATTGGTCAACGAGTTTTAGCACGCATCGGACAAGGAACGGCCAAAGCCGGAAAATCTGCCCCGTGGGTTCTCATTGATGCCACAGGCAATCCTGATGATCTAGCAAAGGCGAACGCCTTCATCGGCGGTGGCAATGCGAAAGCATCCGCCCCTGCCGCACCGCAAGCACCGATTGACACAAACAACTTGCCACCTGAAGTTCAGGCATTGTTGAATCAGTTGGGCGCAAAGCAGGTATAAATTTCCTGTGGCTTTAATCCTTTCCTTTCGCCACGGGGAACGAGGTATGGGATTTGCGTTCTTGGGGAATTGCGCAGGTGGGTTCGACTCCCACCACCTCACAAGATAGAAAACTTTGAACGGGGGCAATGAATGAGTGATTATCAGCAAGCAATCCGCGAGGCGATATTCAAGCGAGAAAAAGATCAAGTGGCTATCTTTGAGATTGCCATTGAAGTCGAAAAAATTGTGCGAGAACACATTGCAAGTGAGATTGAAACTCACATTGACTCAGATCACGAAGCGCGAGCATTCACAGTATCGGCTGATATTGCAAGGGGTAAATAATGACTCCATTTTATGAATTCACTTGCGATTGTGGACACATTGCAGAAGTGTTTTTTGAGATGAATGATGACAAAAGAATCATCTGTCAAAGTTGCAAGAAGAAGTTGATGCAACGCAAGTATTCTCTCGGTGGCACCATCTTCAAAGGTGAAGGATGGGGTGGCAAATGATTACGGCAGTTTCATTGTTTGCAGGTGTAGGTGGTTTTGATTTAGCTCTTGAACGAAACGGTGTGAAGGTAGTTGCATCGGTTGAAATAGACAAGAAAGCGCAGGAAGTGCTTCGCCGACACTTTCCGAACTCAACAATTTTCGGTGACATCATGGGGGTAACAGGTGAACAACTCATCGCAGCAGGATTTATTCCAAAATCAGGAATCATCACAGGTGGATTCCCCTGTCAAGATTTATCAGTTGCCGGTAAGCGAGCAGGATTGGGCGGAGAACGGAGTGGACTTTTCTGGCAAATCTGCCGACTCCTTGACGAAACAAGAGCGCAAAACTTTATCCTTGAAAATGTTCCTGGCTTACTTTCCTCAAATAACGGAAGAGACATGGCCGTTGTCGTTGAAGCGTTGGTCAAGCGCGGGTATCGCATCGCCTACCGGGTGCTTGATGCTCAACACTTCGGAGTTCCCCAACGCCGCCGTAGAGTGTTCATTGTCGGATGTCTTGGAGACACAGGGCGATCACCTGAAGAAATACTCGCTATCTCCCAAAGCCGCCCAGGGTATCTTGCGGCGAGCAAATCGAAGAGAAAAGACATTGCCACCCCAACTTCAGAAAGCGTTGGAAATAGTCGCACAGTTGCAGCCTTAACTGTTTCTGATTTAACCAAAGGAATGACATCACATCAATCCGTTGCTTCAGGCTTTCTTCAGGTTGCAAATGATATTCACGAAAGCTAAACGCGCACAAAATGTAAATGATTATGAATCTTGGATTTCGGGGGGGGTAGCACCAACATTGAACGCAATGGATAACAACGGCGAAGCATATGCAACGGTGCTGATTGTGGCAGTTGATGGTTACAACCAAACAATTTCAAATGTCAATCAAACTTTACGAGTGGGGTCAGATTTGGACAAAATGGGGATGGTTTTGATCATTGACGGAACTCGTGTTGATGATGTCAGAGTGTATGAAGATGGCATTGTGCCAACAGTTATTTCAAGATATGGAACAGGTGGGGGGAATGTGCCGATGATTTTTAGTCACACGCAAGGTTTAGATGCTCAACCAAGTGAAACAAACTCGCCAACTTTGAGAACAGGTGGTTCAGGGATGGCAGTTGCATATTCAGTCAGAGAAGATGCGAAAGCCAATAATTTTAGTGCTACTGAAACAGAAACATCATTGACTCTTCAAGGTCATTTGCCATCACCACAATCTCATCATGCACAGTTGTTCCTTGCGGAAACTTCAACTGTTCGCCGATTGACACCTGTTGAATGTGAGCGCCTTCAAGGGTTCCCTGACAATTGGACAGATGGACAAGCAGATTCAAACCGATACAAGCAAATGGGCAATGCAGTTGCAGTTCCTGTCGTTGAGTGGATCATTTCACGGATGGTCGGCAACTATGAATGAACTACTGCCAATCGCGCTGCGGTTCCTGAAAGAAGGAATCTCTGTCGTTCCTGTCGCCAATGACGGCTCCAAGCGACCTGCCTTTGCCTGGCAACGCTTTCAAGAGGAACTGCCCAACACCGATGAATTGTTGATGTGGTTCAAGAATGGTGTTGATGGCATTGGCGTTGTCACCGGCAAGGTCTCTGGCAATCTTGAGATGCTCGAACTTGAAGGTCGCGCCGTAGCTCAAAAGATACATCTTGAGATCGCAGAGATTGCCAATAACTCAGGATTGAAAGAGTTATGGGAGCAATTGAACTCAGGATATGTGGAGATGACACCTTCAGGTGGACTTCATTGGCTTTACAAGATTTCAGATGGCGAAGTTCCTGGCAATACAAAGTTGGCTCGCAAACCAGGTGAAGGTGGCAACGATGTGCTTGCCGAAACTCGCGGTCAGGGTGGGTTCACTATCACCGCACCGTCAGGTGGCACCACACACCCTTCAGGTGGCAATTGGACATTGATTGGCGGTTCAATCGAGACCATTCCAACAATTACGATGCAGCAAAGAAATGCCCTGCATGACCTCTTTGCGATGTTTGATCAGATGCCAAAGGTTGAATCTATTCAGGCAGATGTGGTCAAGCGCGATGACTCGTCATTGTCGGCAGGTGATGACTACAACGCCAAAGTCACTTGGGAATCTATCCTTGAACCTCTTGGGTGGACTAAAGTTTATTCAAAGGGCGATGCCACCGCATGGCGCAGACCAGGCAAGAATGAAGGCGTATCTGCCACGACCAACTTCAACGGCAATGACAAACTGTTTGTATTTTCAACAAGCACCATTTTCAACGCTGAATCCTCATACTCCAAGTTTGCAGCATACGCACAGATTGAACACAATGGAGATTTCAAACAGGCAGCCAAAGCCTTGCGTGAGAAGGGTTACGGAGCATCACACGAGCTGAAAACCGATTGGGCAGGGTTAGATGTTCACGCCCCATCAATGGTGCAGTTACATGATGAGAATGAGGAAGTTGCCACAAGTTCTTGGATTCCACGCGAGATTTGGAATGAGAACTTTGAGGAAGAACCGCCACCGTCAATGCTTCGCCGTGAGGATGGCAACTGCATCCTTTATGCAGGTAAGGTCAACGCACTCTTCGGTGAGTCTGAGTCAGGCAAGACTTGGGTGGCACTTGAAGCGGTGCGGCAGGAGTTAGCAAGGGGCAATTGTGTTTTCTACATTGACTTTGAGGATTCTGCCCGTGGCATCTTTAACCGCCTTCAAACCCTGAAATGCGACATGACGAAGCTAAAGTCGTTCAAGTATGCCAACCCTGATGAACCATTGGGTGAGGGCATCGGTGAGATTATGAAAACCGAGATCGGCAAGTTCATGCCAACCTTGATTGTCGTGGATGGTGTCAATGCTGCGATGAACTTACTTGGGCTTGATTTGGAAAAGAATAAGGATGCAACCACCTTCACTCAGAAGGTTCTCAAACCTTTGAAGATATTTGGCGCAGGGATTCTGACCATTGACCATGTGACTAAGAGCAAAGACAATCGAGGCAACTATGCCATCGGCGCTCAAGCCAAGCGAGCTGATATTGATGGGGTGGCAATTGCCTGTGATGTGTCCTTGCCATTTGGTAGAGGCATTGACGGGGCATTGGATTTGAAGGTCACTAAAGATCGCCCTGGCTATGTCCGAGCCTTATGCCCTGATGCAAAGACACTTGGCGTTGCCAATATCCGAAACGGCAAGGATGGGTCAATCTCGGTCTCAATCTCAGGTGGCACCGTTGCCATCGCCTCTGCCGACTCTCGCCTTGAGTTGGTCTCACAGTTTATGGAAGCACATGGATATGAGATGGGCTTGAATGAGATCAGAGAAAAGATTCGCAAAGAAGGTCATAAGATTGGCAACACCGAGATTTCTGCGGCTCTGACATCGTTGGTCATGAGTGGTCATATGTTGATGAAAGAGGAAGGACAGAAGAAATTGTTCAAGCACAAGAAAACTTTTGTGGTCAATGATGTCCGAACTCTTGAGACTTTGCCTGTGGATAACTCTTGAAAATGCAACCGCGCCGAACCGCGCCGAACTGTTCCGCTATTTTCTCGGCATACTGCCGACAACCGCGCCGACACGCCCCCTCTTTAGAGGGGCGTGGGGCGCGGTTCGGTGGCACGCTCACGGATCGGTTATCTTAATGAATTTCAACTTTGAAGCAATAAACTGCCGAGCCTGTGGAAAACTTATTTGGAGCGGTTTATCATCGGCAGGATTTGACACGAAACTTGATACGGCTCGACTCAACATTGCCGAAGAGATCGTGAAGATTTTGCAGGGTGCAAGAACCTATGAATGCCACAAGACAGTTGTTTCATTTGAGGCAGTCAGAAGAACTTCAAGTCGGATCGCAATGGGAACCAATCCCAACGCCATCACCCTTGCCACCCACCTATGTTCAACCATGCACCTGTTTGAAACACCTGACATGGCACCTGCCTATTGGGGCAAGCCAAAGCCAATCCAAGAGTACGAAGGAGTTCCTTTCTGATGAACTGCAACATCTGCCAACGAGCGACCAAGAAAGAGGGCGCGTGCATTGTGTGTGAGCTGAAAGTCAAGGCGTGCCTTGTTGAACTTCCTGCCCTGCAACATGAGTCAAGTGAGCATCTTGCCCCTGCAAGGACAGGATCGGGCGCGGTGAGTGCAGAGCGTTCAATCGGCATCAATGTCAACGCATTGGACTTCTCAATGGCAACTGACCTGCTCCACATCCTGCATGGGTGGGAAGTGCCGATTCGGATTGGGCGTGGGCTGACACCACCTGCCTACCTAGACAAAGAGCCAACGATTGAGGCAGAGGTGGATGCCACCTGCTCGTTCCACCTTGCACACCTTGACTACACTTTGTTTCAGCCGTGGGCAGTAGAATTCGCAGCAGATGTCTATGGTCTCCATGCCAAAGGCAGAGCAGCAGCAAAGAAGTTCTCTGAACAAGCCAGGCGCATTCCTTGTCCTAGTGATGAATGCAAACGATTTGTTGTCATAGATGTTGAGAACTTATCTGATGAGGTCTCTTGCTTCGGGTGTAAGCAATCGTGGACAGTAGCTCGATTGGTGAAGTTGGCGATGAGCAATCCGAACCGAAAGTTCTTTCTTGATGTTGAGGCAATCAGTTTGTGGCTCAAGATAAGTCAGCGAGAGATTTATCGGATTGTCAAACGCCATGACATTGAAAAGCGTGGAAGCCTTTACAACTTCGGAGACATCTTGAAAGTGGTGCAGATATGAATGATTTGACAAAGTTGGCAATCAATTATGCTACGCTTTCGCTATCAGGTTTTGCTATCCCTGCAACAGCATATGGATTCACACAATGCTGAAGATAATCATAAACATCGGTGATGTCGCAACTGAGTTGATGACAGATCAATCACTCTCATTTGATGCCATTGAATCTTTACTTAATCGTGCAGTTCAATCAACTGTTTCCTCATACCTTTCATTACCTTCTGAGGATCGCCTTGCTGCACTTGGATTGGATACTTCTGACGATGACGATGAGGAAGAGGACTGACACAACTTCAAAGTGTCGCCGATGCAAAATAGATTTGCCTCTTGATTCATTTCATAAAGATAAGCGAACACCTAATGGTCACTATGACATATGCAAAAACTGTCGCAATAAACATCGCATGATTACAAACATCACAGATCAACAGTACGATGCGTTACTTACAGCACAAAACAATTCATGTGCAATCTGTGGCATACATACATCAGAAGCAGAGCGCGGTTTAGTTGTTGACCACAATCATGAGACTCACAAGATTCGTGGACTCTTATGCACACGATGCAATGTAGGGCTTGGGTACTATGGGGATGACACCACCAAGTTGTCAATGGCAATTGAGTATTTGATTAAGACTGATGGTATTGCCTAGACCTTGCAATGGTTGTGGTGTTGTTGTCAGAGCATCTCGATGTGATAGTTGCAAAAGATTACAAGAGCGCAAGAGACCGAAGCGTTCAGATCGTGGATACGATAGCAAGTGGCATGAGCTATCTAGAACGATGCGAGCGTTGCAACCATTTTGTACAATCTGCCATTCAACCAAAGATTTAACTCTTGACCACATCAAGCCATTGTCACAAGGTGGTTTGTCAATACCAAGCAATGCACAAGTCTTATGTCGAAAATGTAATAGTCGAAAAGGTTCACAATAGCCAAGACCCCCCGGTGGCACACATGGGTACACGGCAGATTCGCAAAACAAGCGTGATAGCGTAACCCCGCGTATTCGCTTGAGCATATGACCGCAATTTATCATGGGGGGCGTTTAATTTATATGAAAGCAAAAAAAATATGACAGGGCCAGCACCGAAACCAACTGAACTCAAGCGTGCATTGGGAAACCCAGGCAAGCGCAAACTGCCTGATGTGAGCAATGTAATCGCGCTTCCGCGTGTTGATGACAAGCCACCGGCGCAACTTTCAAAGGGCGCAAAGAAACTTTGGGCAGACATTCGTATGATGGCACCGTGGATTGCAAACTCAGATGGCATCGCCTTGATTGAACTATGCGAGAAGTTTGATCGCAAAACTCAACTTGTTGAAAAGTTGAAAGAAACAGATTATGTGCTTTTTACAGATAAAGGTTATGCCTACGCCAACCCACTTGTTGGAATGATCAGCACAACCGAGAATGAGATTTTGAAACTTCTGTCAGTTCTAGGTTTGACACCTTCTGACCGAAGCAAGTTGGGGGTTGCAGAAGTTAAGGTTCGCAGTAAGTTAGACGAGCTACTTTCGCAAAAGCGCAATGTCTGACAAGTCTTGGCCGCCAAGATGGTTGACTGAAGTTCCACTTGATGAACAACTTCGCGGTGACGGTGACTTGTACGCCGACTTTGCCGAAGCCGTTTGTCGAGTCACAAAAGATTCAGTCGCATCGCCAGCCGGCAAGTTGCTATCGCTTCGCCCGTGGCAGCGCGAGTTGCTTCGTCACTCACTTGCTCGCCGTGAAGATGGAAGATTTCGTCACCGAACCGCCCTTGTCGGAATGGCACGCAAGAATGGCAAGAGTGCATTGGCAGCATCAATGGGTCTTGCCGGTCTAACAGTCGGCGGCAACGGTTCAGAAATCTATTCGTGTGCAGCAGACCGCGATCAAGCAAGAATTGTATTTGGCACCGCCAAGCGAATGATTGAATTAGATCAAGAACTCTCATCAATGTTCACGCTTTACCGCGATGCAATTGAGTTCAAAGAAAAGGCTTCGGTCTATCGAGTGCTATCGGCAGAGGCTTACACAAAAGAAGGTTTGAACCCTTCACCACTTGTCATCTTTGACGAGGTTCACGCACAACCAAGTTGGGATTTATGGAACACACTCTCACTTGCAGGTGGCGCACGAGCTGATTCATTGCTCTTTGGAATTACAACGGCAGGTGTGAAAACACAAGCCAACGGTCAAGACTCACTTTGTTATTCTCTGTATCAATATGGGCAGAAGATTGTCAAAGAAGAAGTTCAAGACAAATCATTTTTCTTTGCATGGTGGGAACCAACAAAGCCTGAAGGCGACCACCGTGATCAAGGTCTGTGGGCGCAAGCAAATCCCGGACTCGGTGACATCGTTGATTTAAGCGATTTCGAGAGCGCCGTGTTGCGTACCCCCGAAGCTGAGTTTCGCACCAAGCGCATCAATTGCTTTGTCAGCACATCTGTTGCCTGGTTGCCAACAGGTTCATGGGAAGCAATAGAAGATAAAACAAGAGTTCCAATACCTGGCGAAGAAGTTGTCCTTGCATTTGATGGTTCTTTCTCGAATGACTCAACTGCACTCGTTGCATGGTCACTCGGCGGAGAAAAGCCACACTTGAGCGTTGTTGGGTTATGGGAAAAACCTGACGATGCAGAGCAAGGATGGCATGTACCCATTGCAGAAGTTGAACAGACGATCATCGGCTTTGCCCGTGATACTCGATTTGATGTGCGCGAAATTGTTTTCGACCCTGCCAGATGGAACCGAACCTTTATGGTTCTTGATGAAGAAGGACTCCCCGTTCTCGCCTACCCCAACAGCGCAGAGCGAATGGTTCCTGCAACACAAAAATTTTACGAAGGCGTTGTCAATCAATCATTCACTCATGATGGGGATGAGCGCCTTGCAAGGCACATCGCAAACTGTGTCACGAAACAATCATCAAGAGGTGTGATGGTTGCAAAGGCAAGTTCTCGCCGTAAGGTAGATGCTGCCGTTGCTTCAATCTTTGGTTATGACAGAGCCACCCAACCTGCGCCACCAAAGCCACCTACCGCACGATATTTTTCCATCCAAGTCTAAGGAGAGCAATGAACTTCTTGAAGAAGATTGATTATGCACTCATCATTGAGGTCATCGGTGTTTCTTTGGTAACAACCGGACTTTGGATGCTTTCCGAACCTGTCGCATTGATTGCGCTCGGTGGGTTTTTAGTATGGGCGACAGAAAAGGTTGACAAATGAGTTTGAGTAAGAGACTGCGCGGAGCAGGAGACAAGCGAGCCAATAACAATCAATATGTTGAGCCAATCATCCCTGGTCGCCCTGCATACATGGCACCTTCAGGAATTGATGTAACTGCCGACAGCGCAATCCGTATGTCAACAGTTTATGCTTGCGTGCGCCTTCTCGGTGACACAATCAGCTCGCTACCACTTGGCGCTTATGTGCGCCGTGGTCGTTCTCGCATTTCCTATGCAGCAGCATATGGCGAAACTCCAATGTGGGTCAATAAGCCTAATCCTGAAACATCACGCATTGAATTTTATGAGCAAGTCATTTCATCGTTGAACATTCACGGAAATGCCTTCATCTTGACTGTACGCGATGACAACAACGAGGTTGTGGAAGTTTATTGCCTCAACCCTGATGATGTCAGAATTCGCCGCCTACGCCCTAATGAACCCCTTGTGTACGAGGTTCAGATACGCGATGAGCAGGGTGCATATACTCAAATTCTTACTCAGAATGAAATGCTACACATCCCATTGTTCAGACTTCCTGGATCGCATTATGGTCTCGGCCCAATCGCTGCTGCTCGACTAACAATCGGCGCTGCTATGGCAGCCGACACCTATGCAGCAGCGTACTTTGGTAATGCAGCCAACCCAGGCGGAGTCATTGAAGTTCCGGGCGAGCTAACAGAAGAGCAAGCGCAAGATATTGGTCGTGATTGGAACATCACTCACACAGGCCCATATCGCGCAGGAAAAATTGGCGTGCTTTCAGGTGGTGCTTCATTCAAGCCATTGACTTTGAACGCCCAGGATGCCCAATTGCTAGACACACGGCGCTTCAATGTGGAAGATATTGCACGCTTGTTCCGCGTTCCGATCAGCCTTTTGGGTCATCCCGTTGCAGGTGCGATGTCATTTGCATCTGTTGAAGCACAGAATCTTTCATTTGTTCAGCACTCATTGCGCCCATTGCTTGAGCGTTTAGAGCAATCTTTCAGCACTTTACTTCCTGAATCTGATGGTTTCATCAAATTTAATCTTGATGCTCTGCTACGCGGAACAACTCTTGAGCGATTTGAAGCCTACACAAAGGGATTGCGTGAGGGTTTCTTGAGCCTGAACGATGTTCATGCAATGGAAGATATGGCACCAATCCCTGATGGCGACAACTATCGCGTGCCATTGCAAAACATTGATGCAAGTGATGCAAAAGATGTTGGTGTCAAATTGCGTGCTGAAATCGTTACACAACTCGTTCAAGTCGGCTATGACCCTGAAGCGGTATTGGCTGCGATTGGAATGCCACCGATGGCACACACAGGAGTTCCTTCAAGTCAGTTGCAACCAATTGCTCAAATTGATCCACTTGATCCTGCATCAGCTTACGAAGTCAACTCTCGTGAGGCTCGCAATGAGCAACCACATATGATTCTTCAAGTTCCTGAACCAACAGTCAATGTCGCAGCACCTAATGTGACTGTTGAACCTGCGATGGTCATGTTTGATTCACCACAGGTCAATGTTGAAGCGCCAAATGTGAGCGTGGATGCACCAACTGTCAATGTGACAAACACAATTGAACGCACTCGTGTTCGCAAGAGAATCATCCGCGATGAGAACAACCTCATTGTTGAAGTGATTGAAGAGTTTGTTGAGGGGGATGAATAATGGCAACAGGTCTGAGTTCATATCTTGCAAACAAGTTTCTTGATGCAGTTGGCAACGCCACCGCCTATTCAGCAGCCAATGTCTATGTGAAACTTCATGTCGGCGACCCAGGCGCAAATGGCACAGGCAATCCTGCAACTGAAACAACTCGTCAATCAGTTTCTTTTGGAGCTGCATCAGGTGGCGGATTAACTTCAGATGCAGATGTCTCTTGGACAAACATTGCAGGTTCAGAGGATGCGACATTCTTCACGGCTTGGGATAATGCCACAACAGGCAACTTCCTGTTTAGTGGTTCCATCACAGGCAACTCTTACACCGCAGGAGATACCTTTACCATTCCAAGCGGTTCTCTGACAGTATCGCTCACACTAGCGAGCTGACATGGCGCAGTTTGTTCTTGATACATCTGAACTCGATGTTGATGTTCTAGGGCCGATCACATTTGCAACTGCAAATGCAACTCTTGGTTCTATTGATGCAAGTGCAACTGCTCGGATTGATAACCTTGTTTCGGCAAGCGCACCTCTTGGTGGACTTCTAGCACAAGCAACAATTCCTCAACCTGAAACTGCCGTTGTCGGATCGTTCGGAATGCCGAACTTTGTTCAACCTAACTTTGTTCTTCCAACACCTGAACCAAAGATTCCAAGTGTGATTCTTGCAGGTGCTTCTGCATCATTGGGCGTTGTCAAAATAAATGCAGTTTCGCAGATTGATTTTTCCGTACTCAATGACGATGCAGAAGTTCTGCTTCTGATTTAAGGATAAAAATGCCATATTTCATCTCAGATAAACAAAGCGATTGTGCAGGTTGGGCAACTGTCAAAGAAGAAACTGACGGTTCATATACAACAATTGGTTGCCACGAAAACAAGCAAGATGCAATTGATCAAATGGTCGCAGTATCTATCGCAGAGGATATGGAACCGGGTGGAGAAATAAACACTCGCGCAGTTGATTTGAGCGTTCCTTCTTTCATTCGTGAAAATGCTCAACGAGGTCTCAAATACCTTGAAGAAGGTTTTGGGGGCGATGGCTTAACTGATGGCACAAAGCGTGAAGCACGCGAAATGGCAGCAGGTCGAATCACCGAAAACAAAGTTCGCAAGATGGCACCCTGGTTCGCTCGCCATCAAGTAGATGGACAAGCACCAAAAAACAGCGATCCTTCAGAC